ATTAAAGTATTTCATGTATGGGTGTTTTTTTTGATATAGACTTACTACTTTTCTTGTTGCATTAATTAAATCAACCCAGTAAGTCATGTTTTCTTTGACATATGTTTCGTCCATTACAACTCTTTTTAAACTACCTTCTGAGCCAATATTACCCTTTTCATTTGAAAATGTTGATTGTTTCCAACCTTTAGAGTTTAATGCAAGATTTGATGATAATTCATCTGATAATATATCTTTGTAGTATCCAATCCACTCTCTCATTACATCATTCCGGCTTCAAACTTTTTCCAGTCGATTGCGTTTTTAATATCCCAACCACGACTATTGATTGACCTGAGAACACCATCAATATACTTGACAACTGTTTCAAGGTATGCTACTTTATGTTCTATTTGTATAATGTCTTCATCTGATTCTATGTAGACACTTAGGTCACTCTTTAATACTTTGAGGTCAAATGGTTTAGTGACATAGATTTTTGCATCAGCCTTACCACCATAGTATTCCCATTTCTCACGATATAGTTTTTTGTAATCACCCTTTGCTTTATGTAAGAGTAATTCAAATCGTGATTTGTGGTCTAAGTATTTTGCGTAGAGTTCTTGGTTCTTGAGTGCTTCTGTATCAAGTCTTTCATCATTTACTTTTAATGAAAGATAAACTTCCATCTTCAATTCTTCAAGTGTCATTATATATCCTTTGTATTATTTATAGTGTGTGTATCTCGTATAGTTTATATGTAAAGGTTGCCTGAACAGTTAAATATTCAACATCAGTTGCACCTTGATTAAATTCTAAAGAACTGATTGATGTAGGATATAAATCTGCAAAACGCACTTCTACAATTGGATTGTTTTTATTTGAAAGGATTGTTAATGTTGCATCAGAAAACATAGACCTATCACTAGTTGTTCTTCCAACTGCACCAGCATCTGTTCTTGGTACTGCGTTTGTTCCAGTTGGTGTATTAGATGTTGTTGCACGAAAGTTTCTAAACTGTTCTCTACTTTTTGGAAAACCTATTGCAATTAACCAGTCGTGTAGTTCTTTATAATTTTCTAAAAACTCATCACATATAAATGTAATATTTAAATTACCATATGTAAGATTAGTACCCATAACTGGGATAGATTTAAATGGTGTAGGTATAATTGCATCTGCAAGAGTTAAATCTGGAATATTTGCAGCTGTAGTAAAGAACTCAACTTTTGGAAGTTGACTTAATGTAAACTTAAATTGAGTAGGACTTGCGTAGTCCAGTTTAGTCGGTTGTCTTGATATTGCTACCATTGTTTTTCCTTTTCACTATTATTTATATTTAGGTAGAAACAAAAAAGGGGACTTGCGTCCCCTTCTAAGTCGGTAACAATTGTGATTACATTAAGTTTGTAACTTTAACTCTTCTGTAATACTTGTTGGTATTTCCTGAAATTGAAATCGCACCGTCAGTACTTGCAGCAACTGTTCCTGTGTGGAATGGGTTTGCGGCAATACCGTATCTAGTTTTGAAACCAATCTTTGGTTGGAAACTGTTCTCACCAACTGCTCTCACCATTTGTAGTGGAACATATGGGCAGTAGAACATACCAGCATCATAAGGTGATGTACCTTTGTAACCTACAATGTAGTATTGTGAAGCAGCAATATTAGCAGCATATGGGTCTACATACACTCTATATCTTCCGTTCATCACACCAGCAAAAGTTGTTGTTGTGTCGTCTACATTTAAGTTGTTGTTTAAAGCAGGTGTGTAGTCTAATACACCAGCCATTTGCAACGCAGATGCAACATCAGCAGAACAGACAATCATATTACCTTTACCTCTTCTTGTTTGTTGACCTATTGCGTTAGCATCTCTTTCAACTGCGAACATTAGTCCTTTGAACTTCTCAACTGACCATCTACCGTTTGAGTCTGTATCTAAATCGAAGATACCAGCAGTAGTTGTGTTTGTTGATGCACCTTTAACAGCAGATACATAAATGTTTCTTACAACTTCTCTGTTAATCTCTGCAAGTATTTCAGCAGATAAGATGTTTGCAAGTTCTGTTTCAGCATCTAAACCATGAATTGCTTTAAGGTCTTGTGCAAGTTCCATTGTGTACTCAGCTTTCATTGCTCTTGTTACAGCAGTAACAGTATGTTTTTCAATACTGAATGCCATTTCAGAGAATGCGTTTGTACCACTGTCACCTAATGCTTCACCTTGTACAGCAGTCATACCTGTTGCAGATGTATAAGTTCCAGCAGAAGGACTGTCGTTAAGAACGGCAGGGTTAGTTTCTGTTGCACCGATATCTCCACCACCGATTGTACCAGCTTTATTTTGGTTAGAAATGTCAGGCATTGCTTCATCAACAAGTGCTTCTGCACCGTCTTGTGATGCAAATCTTGCTCTCATTGCGAATATTAAACCAGTTGGCCCAGTCATTGGTTGCACACCACAAATGTCATATGCGATTAGATTTGGCATTGCACGTCTAACTAAAGATATTAAAATCGGATCCCAGCTATCCATTGATGCATTTCCACCAAATGATGAGTTAGTTGGAGCAGCTTCTGATAAGAATGCTCTGTCTTCTCTTAGAGATTTCTCTTGGTTCTCTAATATGATTGTAGTAACAGCACGCTTGTAAGCATCTTCGATTTTTGGTAAATCTGGGTGCTCAAGGACTGGCTGCCACTTCTCTTGTAGATGTTCTGTTTGAAACATTAGTTTCTCCTTGTTATAATTCTACTTATTTATTTACTTTGCACTCTTAACACCTTTTCCAATAGCGGACATATATGCCCCCATTGAACTTGAAGTGTCTATGTCCTGTGCGTTGCCAGTTTCTACATCATCTGTTGCTTCAGTAACAACTGGTTTGTTCTTAGGGAAATAACTTTCCTTAAGTGTGTCAAGTTTACTTCTGAAAGAATCTTCGTCAGTAAAATCAACATCTTCAGTTAATGACTTAAACTTTTCAATTTCGACTTCAGTTAAATCACCAGTACACTGGGATATAACCTGTTCCCTAACTAACTTAGCATTGTTATTCTTAAAGCCGATGTTCTTCTCTACTTCTTCGTTTAACTTTGCTTCTAGTTCAGAAATCTTTTGTGATTGTGCCTCTAGGACATCATATTTTTCGTCTGGCACATCAATGTAGTGGTCTTCAAAGAGTTGTTTCAATCCAGAAATGAAGTCTTCTGCAATTTCACCTTTTAATCCACGTTCAATTGCAAGTTCATTTTCTTTAGTCCATTCTTCCACGACATAGTTGAGATAGTTATCAACTTTCTCTGTCAATCCTTCTTGAGTTTTGACCATGTTTTCTTCTAGGTCATTTCTATAGTCTTCTTCTAATCTTTCTACTTCTTCACGAACTTTTGATTTCACTGCAGCTTCAAATACTGTTGCAGCTTTTCTCTTAAATTCTTCTGAAAGGTCACCTTCGCCGTTCATTAAAGCATCAACGTGTTCTTTAACATTGATATCCTTAACTCTCTTCTCTACAGCTTCTGACTTTTCTTTATCTTCAGCAGACTCTTCTTTTTCTTGAGGTTTCATCATTTCTACAGCATTGTAAGTAGCTGCAAGTTCTTTAACCTTTCCAGCAGGCATCTTTTGCATTTTTGCAACGATATCTGCCATTGCTTCAAGAGCTTGTGCTTTAGTTTCGTATGTTGGTTCTTCTTTTTTCTCACCATCTTCATGTCCCATCTCAGAGATTTCTTCTTCTCCCTCTGGAACGTGACCAGCAGCAAGTGACTTATTCTTTCCTGCTTCTTTTGCTTTGTCCATTTTGTCTGGTTTACCTTCACCTTTTTGTTGTGCATCACCAGAAACTTCTTTAGAACTCTTAGCTGCATCTTGACCTTTAGGTGGGTCTACTTTATCTGGTGTACTACCACCAATATCTTCTTCTCCAGTTGCACCGTCAGAAGGTTTTTTCTTCATAGGTTCTGAAGCAGTTGCACCTTTTTTTGGAGCGTCAGCACCATTGCCTTCTTCCAATTCTGCAATCACTTCTGCTTCCAACTCTTCGATTGTTTTATCTAGTTCGTTAGCCATGGGGCTCTCCTTTTAATTGGTCTTTTAGTATAAAATATTTATAAATTATAATATTTTGAGGAACTTAGCAAACTCTAACGCATCTTCTTTTGCGTGTCGACTGCGTGTTCTTCTTTCAATTCTATCCTTCATTCTCACCAACTCTGCTTCTACAAGTGTTCCTTGATTCCAAACCCACTCTTTTCCTTCCATAACACCTTGAACAAAGGCATTTGGTGCAGAGGGGTCTGCAACTATATCAGCTGCAGTTGCAAGGTAAAAATCTCCGTTAACATAGTTTGCACCTCTCTTTTGTGCAAGACTACCCATACCTCTTGATGATACACCTAACTTCGCACCGTCACTTAGAAGATTTTCAACTATCTTACCCATAGGGGTTGATAATATCTTTGCTTCACCGATAAAGTTTTTACCATCTGGTACTAAAGATGTAATCATATGAGATGCTCTCTCAAGATTTATGGTTGGGCCTTCTGGGTGACCAAGTTCACCATATGCCCTGTTTTCTTTAATTTGGTCTTTGTTGTATCTCTGTACTTCTTTCTGAAGAACTTCCATAGGATATATTCTACCATTTCTGTTCTTGATATCAGCCTGCATAAAGATACCTTTAATCTTATAGTTTTTCTTACCGTTTTCTTTTTCTTCGGTAATATATTCTACATCTTGTATTTCTTCTGATATAAGTTTTATAGTATTCATCTTATTATCCTACAATGTATTTGTTAAAGTAACTTCTTCGACATATACACTTGTGTTACTTCCATTTGTTTCGTTTATAACAGAAAGAGTGAAGTCTACTTGTCCACCATCAAATAATAGTTTACTGTTTCCAGTTGAGTCTAATCCTGATTCTAAAGCAATCGCATCTCCACTATCAGTTCCATCTGAATCTGTTCCGTCTAATGCAACAATTGAACCACCAAGATTACTTGGTTTTTCTTCTGGAGTTACTATTACTGTTGTATTTGCTCTTAAATAAATTCCGTTAGAATCTTGTGCAGCTGCTGTTCCTGCTTGTGTTACTTTAATAATACCATCTTGTCCACCAAACTCACTTACTCGTAACGCACCATTAGGACTCAATGCACCCAGTGAAACTGAATGTGCGTTGTTATCACCATTCGCTTGTTTACCAATATATCGTACTAATTTGAATGCCATGTTTTTTATCCTATTGTCAACATTTCTCGTTCAAAATACTTCAGTAAGTCTTTATCGGATACTCTGTACTTTTTTGCAACATCTTTTATTGTTTTTTCAAAACTATTTAGGAAATCTGAAGGTTTAGAATCCATTTTTGTGAAAATATCATCTATAGCCTTACGCATCTTAGGATTCAATTTCTTGTACTCCTTAGATTTCTTATGTTCGTCTTTCTCCATAAATGAAGAATAAAAGTTGTTAAACTGTTTTGTCATCTTCTGGTTCTGGTATGTGATTGTTCACAAACCCCTTTGCAAGTTCTTGTCTTTTTGTTTCTAACGCACTTTGTACTTTTGTACCTATTGCACTTTTAAAAGCATCTTCTGCGTCTAGATTACTATTTTTTCTCAACGCATCTACG